CCGGGTACCTCCCTCTTTGAGGGTATAACGGCGGTAAAGTATAAGATAAATGAAAGGCGGTAAAATTATGGCAAGAAATAATCATATAAAAACAATGAGAAACTATATTGAAAAAACTATGTTTAATAATCAATGTATAATAACTCATAAAACTATCTTAAAAGAAACCAATGCGAATTGTTGTTATTCAGTTTTGAAAGGTTTAAGAAATTATTATGATATAGAAGAAAGATGGATAGAAAAAGAAAATTGTCGTTTTAAAGAGTATACAATTAAAAGAAAGGAAGTAAAACAAAATGCCCAAAGTATCAATATTTGGCGAGAATGCTCGCCTTTGCAGCTTTCGCTTATATAGTTGGGAAAAAGAGTTGGTACGAGAATTTATAAAAAAAATAAGAGTTAAAAAATTAAAAGAAATAATGAGGAAAAGAAAATGCAAAAAAGCTTAGAGCAAGAATTTGAAGAACAAGTGTTTATACATAAATCATCTATAGTATTGGGTTGTCTTTTGAAATTTTATAAAGATGAACTAGAAACAGGAATAAATATTCCAGAATTTTTAGACAAATCTCCCGAAGAAAAAGCACAGGAACATTACTACAAATTATTGGCAAATAATAATAAATTTAACGAAACATATAATAGTTGCTGGGAAAAATATGGAGTGTTATTACCATGATGACTGTTTATTGTAAAAAAGGTAGATGTTATTGCGATTGTTATCCAACAGAATGCGATAATTGTAAATATAATATACAAGAATCTGAATTAGATGATTGGATAAAGCCATACATAGACAGTATTAATGAGAGGTTTAAGCAATGTGGCAAACAGTAGATTACAACGGAAATACAATCAAGTGGTACGAAGCGGAATTGATAGAAAAAATCAAACAAATTGCATTAACAAACTGCCTAACTTGCGGAGAATGTAAACACGGTTTTAAGTTTGAACAATGCGGATATAACGATATTTTAGAATTGATTTTACAGGAGAATGAAAATGGGTGATGTAATTATCATTGAAAAACACCTTGACGGTAATAATCGCTTAACAATGCATTATTCAAAGTGTGTAAACGAAGCAACAATCAAGATTTTAAGAAAATCAGCACAAAATAGAAAATGGAATATAAATACAACTTATAAAGCAAACTTAACTTATGAATTATTCAAAACAATTGCCTTTAAGTTCATATTTGTAGAAAATCCAAACATAGATGAAATTATAGACTATGTTGAAACAAAACTAAGACAAATAACAGAAGATTTACAGGAGAATGAACGATGAAACAAATATACATAGTTGTAGGGAAAAACACAAGTAATGACATAGATAGAGTAATGTCTATTGAAGGAGTTTTTAAATCAAAGAGAAATGCAGAAAGACGCTTTGATGAACTAGAAGAAATATACAAATATCAAGGAGGTGGTCTGTGGTTTGATATGTATGACATACCGACTGATTTGATTGAGGAGAATGAAAAGTGAAAACAGAAGAAAGTAAATACAAAGATTGTAACGGACAGATAATTTTTTACGGTGATATTTTACGGTTAAAAAATTATAAAAGAGAATCCGAAAACTCGCCGAAAGAACCGTTTTTTATACTCACAAAAAAAGGTATGTACACATCAGGAATGGATGAATTTACACCTATTGAAGAATGTAAACTAAAGACCGATAAAATAGATGAACTTGGTGCATTTGAGATATTTGTACCTGCAAATATCTATGAATGGGTATTGGAGGAGTAAATGGCTAAAAAATATAGATTTAGATTTTCAGAAACAAATTGGGTAGAGTTTACACAAGAAAAATTAGATAGCTTTGATGATGTAGTTTATACAGATGACAATAGTAAAGGAAAAATAATTCCTATAAAACGCTTTGATTATAAAGTATTTAAAATTATAGCACCATTAGATATGATTGAACTATTGGAGGAGTAAATGAACAACTACGAAAGAATAAAAAGCCTAGACATCGGCAGTATGATTCGTTTTATAAGAAATTTAACAAACGATGAATATACTTGCTCTTACTGTAATGACGAAGAATGCGAGCAAAGCTTTCTTAATCGTGATTATGACAGGTGCGACAGAGGTATTAGACAGTGGCTTGAAAGCGAGGACTAAATGCACGAAGTAGAAAAGATGTATAAAACAATCTTTGGTGAGTTCGCACCTAATTGTAGCTTATGTGTGAAACTTGTTGAATGTGAGATTATTAATAACACTCATAATTGCAATAAGTTTCAATGTGATTATCAAAGATTGTTCACCGCAGAGAAACAACTAAGTCTTATTAAGTGGTTAGGTGAATTAGATATGTTGGAAATAATGAGAACTACTAGAGAGGATAAGGCTTGGATAATAAATTCCGAATATGGTATGTCAGGGAATGTTTATAAACACACATCAAGAATGAAATCCTTTGAAGAAACTCTTGCAGGACTTATCAACAGCCTTTGGCAAGACCTAACAGAAGAAGAACGTAAGCAAGTGAAAGGAATTTTAGAATGAGCAAATATATTATAAAGAATTGTCCTTGTTTTGATACATATAGTACTCAATGTTATGACACACCAACACTGCCTATTATCGACATACCTTTGTGCCAAGACTGTACCGACTGCGTTATAAAGCAGATTATAACAATATGTAAACAGTATAAAATGAGTAAAGAAGATATGAAAAGAAGTAAAGAATATGCTGATATTATACGAGGTTCAAAGTATGGTAGCGATGCTTTAGCGAATCAAATCTTACAACTATTTGATATAGAGGAGGTAAGGGAATGAAAGATATAACTTATTGTACTAGAGATTGTGTAAATTATAGATGTAGCAGAAACAAAGACCATTTAGATAAAACTGATTTTGCATATTTTTGGTGGTTTGATAGATGTGAAGGATATATTGAACCAAACAATCAGAAATGTGAGGATAAATAAATGACAGAAGAAAATATAGCAGTAATAGGAATGATAATAATATTTATTCTCGTAGGTGCGTTTGCAGGAAGTATGGTAACAGGTTGTTTAATGGCTAATTCTTATGTTGAAGATTTATGCGTAAGTCTCTATTCAAATACACAAAATTATAAGGCTTGTTTACATAGACCTTGGAGAGAGATTATAGTGGAGATAAAGAAATGACAGAAGAAATAATAAATTCGGACGGCAGTAGAAATTGGGAAGCAAATATATTATTAGATAATATCAAACGTTTAGAGCAAGAAAACAAAGAGTTAAAAAAGCAAATAGAGTCAGATAAAGGATTAATTACTGTAGGCGGTAAGCAACAATACAAATATTTGCAAGAGATTGATGAGTTAAAACAAGAAAACAAAGAGCTGAAAGAAAAAAAAGACAAATACTATCAACAAACGCTTGATGATGAAATATTAATGAATGAGTTAAGTTTAGAAGTTGATTTAAGAAAAAAAGAGTCTGATTTTTACTTAGAAAAATTAAGCAAATACCGCTCTGCATTGGAAAAAATAAGAGACCTTTGCATACACTATGAAAATACAAACGATAAGTGTATAATTAATTGTTATGCGCATTTTATAGTAACTGATTTGATACAAAACAAAATCAACGAGGTGTTAAATGTATAAAAATCAATATGGTTATTTTAAACATAGAACTACCAAATGGACCGAATCTGCTATTGATTGTTATAGAATAGGTTGTGATTGTTCTAAATGTGAAATATCAAAATTAATAACATATCCTTGTAAAATGAAAAATGAGGTTTTTGAGTTAGTTAAAAACATAGGTGCGCCTAAAATAGAAAGGGATGATATATTATGAGTTTTGTAGGATATTTTAAAGCTGCAATAAACAATTATTTTAAAGCATCAAAGAAAACTCCCAAAGTTAAAAAAGAAGCAAAAGAGTTAATTAATCAATTTAGAATAAGTGAAAGTTATTCAGAATTTGAAAATTTAGAAGAATATAAAATAATGAAAGCACAAATAAAACAAATATATGATGAGGTTTATAATAATAAATAATGAAAGGAACAAGCTATGAACAAGTATGAACAAGTAAAAATTTTTATTCCAACAAAAGGAAGATTAGATAATGAAAAAACTTATAAAATTTTAAAAGAGATAGGCTTAAACCCAATATTAGTGATTGAGCCGCAAGAAATTGAAAAAGCGATGAGTTTGGGATATCAATTTATCGTATTACCAGCAAATAATATGGGAATAACATATTCAAGAAACTATATATTGAAAGAAGCTAAAGATATGAGATTTGAATATATTTGTATGATAGACGATGATATTTCTCAAATGGGCTATATTGTAGAAGGAAAGAGAGTTAAAGATAATAAAGCATTTTTAAGTGCATTAGATAAATTTTTAGAGTTTAAAACGTGCGGAACAATGCAATACAATCAATTTGCCTGGTGCCAACCTAAACCAATAGTATATAATAGAGGATTAGAGGTTGTTTGGTTTTTATATATGCCACAACTAAAAAACGTAGTTATTGAAGAAGATACAATTGAAGATAGAGATTTTAGTTTAGATATAATAATAAATCACGATGTTGAAACATTTAGATTAAATCATCTATATTTTAATGTACCATCTATTGGCACTAATCCTGGCGGGATAGATTCACAAACAAGAGGAGAAAAACAATCTTATTGGGCAAGAAAAATGCAGAACAAATGGGGAGAAAATATTATTTCAATAATACAAAAAACTAATGGCTGGGATAATATTAAAATAAATTGGAGATACGTAGATAAAATAATTAAAGAAAAAAGAGGCTATTTACAAAATAATAAAAATGGTATATAATGTAAAAGTAGGTATAGGCACAATATTTAATGTGGGAGCGAAATATTGGAAGTTATATCTAAGATAGGAGAGCTATCTGAATACGATTTATTGTAAAGCTTGTAAAGGCACAACAAGAATATTTAATTGTTGGTATTTATTTGATAACAAACAATTTGACCATAGAATAGCGGTCATAGGTGAATGCCGTAAATGTGGTGAAAGAGTTGTTTTATTAAGAGAACAACGTAAAGAAGATGGTAAAACATTTGATGATTTACAAGTTGGCAAAAAAGCAGAACATGTTATAAGTTTAATAATGAACCAAATAAATTATACTTATGATGATATAAAAGAAAAAGATGGTGCTCCATTCGGTTGGAAATATGGTAAAGCTGTTAAATTAAAAAATGGATATAGGATATTACGAAGCGATTTTAAAGGTATGACAGAAGTAATAGGATATATTCATAACACAGGACATAATATAATAAGCGAAGAAGAATATGAACAACTTAATAATAAAACTAATAGCAATTAAAGAAACTGCCAAAGGTATTCATTATACTTGTAAAGGTGATGATGCATATTCAATGCATTTATTAGCAGATAGAGTGGCAGAAAACATTGATGGATATATAGATAGTTGTAAAGAATCTATATTGGGTTCAGACGAATATCCATTACAAGGGACAAAATATTTATTCGAGGCAATTAAATTAATTCCAGTAATAAATCCCGGTAATAATAAAGAAAATTTCACATTGCTATATCATATAATAGAAGATACACTAAAACATATAGATTCTATGCAAGTAGATAAAGCAGACGAAAATTTAATTGGCAATATAGCAGAAAATCTAAAAAACAGTAAAGGATTAATAAATTTACAAATAAGTTAAATATGGAAAAGAAAAAAAGACAACTTCACGAAAATTCGTTGAAGAATTTAGAAAAAGGAATAAATTGGAAAGATAGCCCAGAATTAGCGCGCAAGGCTCAATTAGCAAGTGCAGCAAAAAGAAAACAAAACAGAATAGAAAGACCTTTTATAGAACAAGAAATACATAATCGCTTTACAATGTGCGATGATTTATATAAACTTATTCAAGAACAAGGTGGATTACAAGAAGTAGTTAATATGGCAATTCATCAATGTATTGAATACGGCAAAACAAAAGATTTAGTGAAATTGGTTGAAATTATAAAACCATCTGAGCGGCAAGATATTAAAATATCGGGAGATATTGGTGTATCAAATACAGTAATTAATGTAATTCCAGTAAAAGGAATAGAAGATGGAAATAAATCTTGAGATTCCTGAAAAACTTTTATTTTTACTTACCACTAAAAAGCGATATAAAGTAGCATACGGTGGTAGAGGTTCAAGTAAATCTTGGTCAATAGGAGCTTGTTTAATTGCCAAAGCTCTAGAAAAGAAATGCAGAATACTTTGCACAAGGCAACTACAAACATCAATAGCCCAATCAGTACACAAGTTATTAAGTGATACAATAAGCCGTTTAGGTTTGGATGATAGATTTGAAATTACTCAAAATGTAATTAGATGTGATAACGGTTCTGAGTTTTATTTCAAAGGTATTCAAAACAATATCAATGAGATAAAATCAATTGAAGGCATAAATTATTGTTGGGTAGAAGAAGCTCAATCAGTAACCAAAGAAAGTTGGGATGTTCTTATACCTACGATAAGAGCAGAAGATTCTGAAATTTGGATAAGTTTTAACCCAGATAGAGAAGAAGATGCTACATATCAAAATTTTGTAGTAGCAAAGCGAGACGATTGTACAAGTGTTTTAGTTAATTATACAGACAATCCATTTTTTCCTGAAACATTAAGAAAGGAAATGGAATACTGTAAAGAAGTTGACTATGGTAAATATGAACATATTTGGCTTGGTAAAACAGTAATAAATACCGAAGCTCAAGTGTTTCACGATAAGTTCGAATTAAAAGATTTTGAAACTCCAGATGGTATGACATTTTATTATGGTTCAGACTGGGGTTTTGCAAATGACCCAACAACGTTGGTTAGATGTTTTATAAAAGACCATTGTTTATATGTTGATTATGAATCTGGCGGTGTTGGGGTTGAATTTGAGGAGATTCCTGCTTTATTTAAGAAAGTTCCATATGATAGACAATGGGAAATAAGAGCAGATAGTGCTAGACCAGAAACAATATCTTATGTAGCAAGACAAGGTTTTAATATTAAAGCTTGTCCAAAATGGCAGGGTTCAGTTGAAGATGGTATTGAATACATAAGAAGTTTTAGACGAATTTATATTCATACTAGATGTCAGCATACATATAAAGAGTTTCAATTTTATTCTTATAAAACGGATAGAAATACTGGTGAAATTTTGCCAATCGTATTAGATAAAGACAATCACTATATAGATGCTATAAGATATGCATTAAATCCATATATACAAAAGAAAGTATCTATTTTGAGCGTACTTGACTAACACTAGAATGCACGAGACTGCATTTAAATCACAGTTTATATATAGAACTATGGAAAATAATTTTTGGACTAAAACTACAAATTACAAAATACTAGGATATACTATTTTTACAAAAGAAGAAATTTGTCAAGAATCGCAGTATGAAGGGCAAATATACCAAATAGAAGTTAAAAAAGATTATTTTGATTCTGAATTTAATTTAAACAAAAAGAAAGATAATAATGACGGAAGAAAATAGACAACAAGTAGAAAATGGACTTGCAACCGCAATGGGTTTAAATGACCTTGAGGGACAAATGACTCAAGATATCATTATAAATAATGCCACTAATAATCTTTTGTCATTAAATTTCATTCCATTGGCAAATACATATAAATCTAATGGCTTTGCAAAATTAGCAGTAGATTTACCTGTTTCTGATTGTTTCCGTGATGGTGGATTTGAATTAGATAGCGCTACATTGAGTTCAGACGAATTAAAAGAATTACAGGAAACTATCGAAGAAAAAGATGTTGAAATAATAAAACAATGCTTACGTTGGGGCAGGTTATATGGTGGAGGAGTAATCCTTTGTAATACTAATCAAAAACCCGATACGCCTTTTAATCCTGAAACAATATACAAGAAACCTGTTGAATTCCTTGCATGTGATAGATGGCAATGTTATCCTTTAGCAACAAGCTTATATTTAGCAGAGCAATTCTTATTACAAGATAATATGATGGGTGAAAAAGGTAACAATGTTATATTTGACGCCTCAAGAGTAAAAACATTTTCAGGTGAAGTTCAACCTTATTATATAAGAAATCAATTACAAGGTTGGGGTGCTAGCATATTCGAATCAATAATTCCTCAGTTAAATCAATATATTAAAGCTAACTCGGTGATTCTTGAACTCCTTGATGAAGCAAAAATAGATATTCTCAAAATATTTGATATGGCAAGTCTTTTGGGTAGTGCTGAAGGTGAAAGACTTGTAAAAAGAAGAGCCGAGTTATTTGCTTTACAAAAAAGCTATAAAAATATGGGAGTTATGGATTCCCAAGATGATTATATCCAAAAAACTATGTCATTTGCTGGTTTAAATGAAATGCTTGAAAAGATTTTCTTGCTTATTTGTTCAAGTTTAAGAATACCGTATTCAAAAGTATTTGGTCGTGGTGCAAGTGGTTTTAGTTCGGGTGAGGATGATTTAGAAAACTATAATGCTATGATAATGTCAGAGCTTAGAGTTCCAGTTCAGCCAATAATTAAATGGATAGCAAATATTAGATGTTATCAATTATTCGGTCGCAAAGTTGATGATTTAACCATTAATTGGAAACCTCTTCGCGTAATGACCGAAAAAGAAAAACAAGAGATTGATTCAGGCAAAATTAGTTCATATATGCAATTGCTTCAAGCAAGAGTAATGACACCTAAACAGGTTGCAGAGAAACTTAACCAAGAAGAAATTATTGCTTTTTCAGAAAAAGAATTGAACGAAATCGACGATTCTTTTGAAAGCATAGATGATGAATTAATGAAGCAAGAAGATATAACAGTAAATAATAGTTTATGGCAAAAAGCTCTTGGAAAGTTAAAATGGAATTAAAGCCTATACCTTATAAAAAACAATATGAACAAATAATTGCCAACAAAATAATTGTTTGGTTATGGGCAAATATATTCAAAGAATGTCTTGTTATATTAGAAGAAAACACTGTTATAAATGACTCTAATACAATCCTAGCAGCATTGGAGACAGGTTTTATATATTATCAAGATGGAGCATTTTATTCTAAAACAGGAAGATTTAATAATAAAATTAGCAAAGAACTTGAAAAACTTGGTGCTAAATATTCTAAATATCGCAAAGCGTATTTAATTGATAAATCTAAGGTCCCAATGGAAATGCTTGGGGCAATTGATATGATGAAAGCTAAAACTGCCGGAAAAGTATTAGCACTTCAAGCGTTTTTGGATTATCAATTAGGTGAACTTAATAAAAAAGAAAGAAATATAATCTTTGACGGTATTGTAGATAAAATAATGATGAATCTGCAAGAAAGATTATATAAAAACGCAGAACAACATAAAATCGAGCTTATATCTCCAAAATTAACAGATTTTAGAACGAACGAAATTGCAAAGCGATATACAGACAATCTTAATTTTTGGATTAAAAATTGGACTGGTGAAAACATAACAAGAATGCGTTCTATGGTTGGTCAGATGGCCATAGAGGGACGTTCTCGGCAAGATGTTGCAGAATATATTATGAAAGAATTTGGTATCTCTCAACGTCACGCTATGTTTCTAGCAAAAAATGAAACCGCAATTGCAACTACTTCTTATTTACAGGCAAAATATAAGGAGGAAGGTTTTGTTTTTTTTCGTTGGCACACAAACATCGATGGGCGAGAGAGGCCTTTGCATAAACAATTAAATGGCAAAATATTTCGATTTGATAATCCACCAATAATTGATGAGAGAACAGGTCAAACTGGATTACCAGGAGAAACATACAATTGCCGTTGTACATTATCCCCTATTGCATCTAAAGAATTTTGGGAAAATCGAAAGAAATTATATAAAGTACAAAATAGTTTAATATCTAAACTTAGAGGTTTATTAAATGCTAAAATTAAATGAAAAGCAAACATTAACAGTTCATAATAAAATGGAGCTTGGTGAAGATATTTCTGTTGAGGCAAAAGGCAAAGGTAGAAAGTTTGTTTCAAGATTTATTGAACCAGGCGTAGCTCATTATGAAGAATTTGGTGATGTTTTAATTACTAAAGAAACGTTGGACAGATTTATCAATACAATGGTAGGTTGCCCAGTTATCATTCAACACAAAGACATTGATGATGAAAATGTTGACAAAGAACGTGTTGGCGTAATATCTAATGTATGGTTTAATGAGTTCGATGGTTGGTATTATTGTGATGGCATTATTTGGGATAAACAAGCTATTGATTTAGTTAAAAACCAAGATTGGTCTGTATCTTGTACATACGATTTTGATAGTGATAAACTTGAAAAAACACACAATGGCAAGAAAATAGATATGGAATTTACTGGTGGAGAATTTTTACATTTAGCTTTAGTTCCAAATCCACGTTATGAAAGGGCGAATATAGTAGTAAATAGCAAAGATGAATCTAAAAATGATAATCCAAATCACGATAAAGATGGTAAATTTGCTAAAGTGTTAAAAGATGCAGAAGATAGATTGAATAAAGAAGAAACAAAAGAAACTAATAAAGATAAAGAAGTTAAAATACAAGACAGTCCTCAAAAATATGCTATTCAAAAGGAATTAGAAGAAAATAAAATAAATACTAAAAGTGAAAACAGTAAAGGAGACTTAACAATGTCAGTATTAAATGAATTAGAATCTTTCATTAAAGGCGTAATTAAAAATGCTGATGATGAAGACAAAAAAGAAGAAGTAAAAAACGAAGACAAACGCAAGCTTATCGACGAAGTTGGCGGAATTCTTAAAGGTAAAGTTGATGATGAAATTATCAGAACAATTATGAAGAAAATGGAAGAAGCTTCTTATGAACCTTCTGAAGACAAAAAAGCTGATAATGAAGCTGATGAAGAAGAAAAAGAAGAAAAATTCGAAGAAGAAAAGAAAATTGCAAACAAATGCAAAAATGAAGAAGAAAAAGAAAAAGAAGACAAAGTCGAAGACGAAGATGATGAAAAAGACGAAGATGACGAAGTTGACAAAGAAGAAGTAAAGAACAAATGTAAAAACTCTATGAAAGATGTTAAAGAAATCATCATGGGTGGAAAATCAAAAATTGAATCAGATTATATTTCTAAGGCAGATAGATTTGCTTTAGGTGAAAAGTACTAATAGAAAAGGAGTAAAAAAGATGTCACAAGCATTCAATCTTACGGGAACAAGCATTACTCCTAAAAAAGGACAATATGCTTTGTTACCGAATGTTCCTAGCGAACACAATGTAGAGTTTTACTCAGCTACAGCTACAGATACTCTTCCAGCTGGCGCTTTTGTAAAACTTTATGCTTCATCTACTAACACAGACCATCCGGTCGCTGCTGTTTGTGCAGTAACTGACGTACCTTATGGCATGGTAGTATATGATGCATTAAAACCAGCTTATAAAGTTGGTGAAAGATTTAAAATCGCTAAAACTGGCGATGAAGTTTGGTGCGTAGCAGAATCTGCAGTAGATGTTGGAGATAAACTTCAATTTACTACTGATTGGACGGTCGATGATACTGCAACTTCAACATACGCTTATGTTGGTATAGCACTTACAAAAGCAGCAGCTAAAGGTGATTTAGTTAAGGTTCAACTTAACTTTAACCTAGGCGTTGCAGCATAGGAGATTAAATTATGGCAGATAAAATAGGACTTTTAACTCAAGAACAATACGCTAATCAGATGCGTATGAGAGTTCAAAACTCAGGTATCGGCTCAACTCCTGGTATTGAACAAGTTATTACTACAACAACTCAAATCGTAGCTGGCGTAGTTAACACTTTATATTATGAATTGATGGGCCAGAAACTCTCTGATTTCGTTAAAATTGAAGTTGGTAGAGGTGCAAACTCATTGCAATTATTCCAATATGCAAGTGCATATGTAGGTTCTCCATTTAAAGCAGGTATTATTAATCCTACTGCTTCTGGTATTAATGCAGATGCAAATTCTAATATCCAGATTGGTTCATTAACTATTCCTGTTAATTATTGGAGAATGAAATATACTCTTGGTCAGGAAGCTATTGCAATTGCTTCAAGAAATGCAGAAACATTCTCATTAATTGAAGAGAATGAAAAATCAAGAAAGAAAGTATATGACCTTGGTTTACAAGAAGCTACATTCAAAGGTTTAGGAGATGGTAAATCTTATGGTTTGTTGAATCAGCCGGGTGTAACAGTTAATACAACTTTGATGACAGCAGAACTTAACGCAATGACAGATGCTCAATTCCAAACTTTCTTGGCAACAGCTCCAGCGGCTTACGCAGCAAACTGTAATGGTACAATGATGTTCAATAGAATGTTAGTTCCTCAAGCAGCATTCTTGGCATTACAACAACCTTATGGTTCTTTTGGAGAAACTCGTAAAACTATTCTCGAAAGAGCATTTCAAGGTATTGTTGGCACAGACTTTAAGATTGTTCATACAACTTATAATATGGGCGCAACAGCAGGTGGAAATGCTTCTAAAGGTCGTTATGTATTCTACAATACAAACGAAGATAACTTAGTTATGGAATTACCGAAACCTTATACTCCACATCCGTTATTCCCTCAAGGCGCTCTTGATGTTATATCTGATGCTGAAGCTCAATTCTGTACTCCATATCTTAAGAGAATTGATTCAATGCTTTACGCAGATGTTCAATAATAAATCGAACTACAAGGGGAGGTTTTTCCTCCTCTTGTTTTTCAAAAAAGAAAGGAATTAAATATGAAGATTATAAATAAAAATATTTATAAAATAATGTTTGGCAAAGAATTTATTATGCCAAATGAAGTAAAAGATATTGAAGATGAAAAAATGCTAAAAATTCTTTTAAATCAACCAAATGTCGAAAAATATGTAGATATTGATGAATTAAAAGAGGTTGAAAAAGAAAATAAAAAACTAAAAGAACAGTTAGCAAAAGAAAAAGCAAAATCTTCTAAATCTAAAGCAAAATAAAACAATAAAAAAGAGTACCAATTAGATACTCAAAAGAGGAAAAATTAGGTTTTACTTAATTAAATTATATACCATACTTAAAAATTTGTAAATAGGTAAACATGGAAATAACAATAGCAGAATTTAAAAATCACTTTCCTCGCTTTACACCGGAATACTTACCAGTGTATGCTAGTGGAACTTATTTTAAAGATAATATTGTATATTATGAAGGATTATTTTATAAAGTAAAAGTTGCATCTACAACTAATCCTCCAACAAATACTACAGATTGGGAATTATATAATGATTCTGTTTTAAATTATACTCAAGACTCGGATATATTAAATGCTATAGCAGAAGCTAATGTTAATTTTAATGAAGGATTATTTCCAAATGAAACTACAGCAAAATTAGTTTTTATGTATTTGGTAGCACATTATCTTACTATTGATTTTAACAATGCTTTAGGTGGTGGAATAATTGGTATAACAACATCAAGAAGCGTTGGTTCTGTTAGTGAAAGTTATTCAATTCCTAATTGGATTCTTAACAATGCTGGTTTAGCGCCTTATGCTACAACTGGTTATGGTATAAAATATGCCACATTAGTTAGACCATATTTAGTGGGCAATTTCTTTATAGTGAAAGGCTCCATCAATGCGGATTAGTGCTAAAGTTAAATATGGTAAACTAGAAAACATAATTAATGCTATAGCAAAAGACTATAAGATAAAAGTCGGTTTATTAGCAGAAAAAGGTGGTTCTGATTCTATTTCAGACAATTTAGATTTAGCTGGACTTGGTGCAATTCACGAATTTGGATGTCAAATACCAGTAACAGATAAAATGAGAGGTTTTTTCTTTCATGAGTTTGGTGTTAATCTTAAAAAGTCTACAACACATATTATAATACCAAGTAGGTCGTTTTTGCAAATGCCATTAGAAAGACGACAAGATTTAAGAAGAAAATTACAAGATAAACTTGGCGAAAGTGAAAACGTTTTAGAGTATATAGAGCAAACAGGTGATTCTGAATCTATAGCAGTTTTGTTAGGTTCTGCCGCTGTAGAACAAATAATGGAAGCGTTTGAATCAAGTGGTTTTGGAGAATGGGAACCAAATAGTGGAATAACATCCTCCCAAAAAGGCTCAGCATTACCGTTAGTAGATACTGGTAATTTAAAACAACATATAACTTATGAGGTAGAATGATGTTTTTATGCGATGATTGTAAATATTTTACAGATAAATGTGAACATCCAAGTAATATTTATATAAAACTAGAACGTAGAATTGAGAAAAAAGCATATATTTTAACAGAAAAACAAAAAACTTGTATAAATTATATGCAATCTGAATCTAGAATGAATCTAGCGACACAGAAATTGAAATCTAATAAGAATACACATAAAAAGCAAAAATAATGCAATAGAGGTCATTCTAGATGATGAATTTTAATAAAAATAGAAGTTTACGTGGTGGACTACCTCAAATGGCAAACACATTAAATGGATGGGAAGTTCCATTAACACTTAAACGCATAAAACAAAGTATAGTAGATGGTGATTCTATAAAAACTGAAGAAATTATAAACTTTCAAGGAGTTTTTCAACCATTAAGAGATGACCAGTTGCAATTTAAACCAGAAGGGCAACGTTCTTGGAGTTGGTACTGGATTCACGCAAAAGCAGGCACATTAAATCTCCAAACACAAGATAAAATTGAATTTCAAGGCATTCGTTATAAAGTTATGAGTGTAAAAGATTATAGTTTATATGGTTATATTGAGTATCAGGTGATTTTAGATTATGAATAAAGAACCAGAAAAAATATTTGTTGAACTTATAAAAACTAGCTTAAATTTGCCTAACAACTATGGATATGATTCTCAAGGCAATGAGATTCCTTGTATAACAATAAAATCGCAAAATATAAAACTTTATAATACTGAACATCTTCAAATAACAGTTGGAACTTTATCAAGTAATGTTTTTTCTAATAGAAGAGAATATTTTACAAGAATGATTAATAATGAACCACATTATTTTGAAAGAAGTATGATGAATGACCAAAGAGTTATGCAAATAGATGTGTATTCTAGAAACAACGAGGCAAGACAAAGGTTCTGGGAAGTTCAAGCTTGTTTAAATAATACATTATCTATTCAACTGCAAGATAAATATCAATTTAGAATTTCAAAAATAAGCAACACTTTTAATCTTTCTGGATTAGAAGGTGGTTCAGATATAAATCGTTATTCGATTAGATTTAATTGTTTAACATGGTTCACCAAAGAAACAGAAGTTGATTATTATTCTACATTTAGACTAACTGCACAAGATGGATATCCACAATCTTCTGTTTTTGCAAATATAACAATATCACCTGAAACTACGGTAGGTTCATAATGGCAATAAAATTTATTATATTACATTGGACTGGAGTTAATAGTTATAACATCACCGAGCATATAAAAAATAGTTATCAATTAATAATAGATGAAAAAGGGAATATAGTTCATGGCAAACCTCCTGGTTCTACACAATCTACTGGTGGAATGAACTCAATTACATATAATATTTCAGCGGCTGGCGGAGATATTCAAGCTCCATTGACTGTTATTCAATGCGAAAGAATGTTTAAAGAAGCCGCTATTATATGTAAAAAGTATAATTTAACGTCATCAAAAGTGTACACTCATCATGAAATTGGTGAACTTTGCAGGTCAGGAAAAATTATTCAATTATTGCCCAATAATAAATGGTTAAAACAAAATATAGGAAAAATAGACTTAACGAGAATCCCATATGATGTACCAAAAAATACTTCTTATGGAGATTTTATTCGCAATAAAGTCAAATGGTATATAGGAAAAATATAGAAAGGAACAAAAATGGCTACAGGACAAATTGCTTTAAGCAATACAATTAATGTTACGCTTGGAAAAGCTCCTTCAGGTTTAGGAGAATATTCAACTAACTCAATTGTTTTGTTATCAAACGAATCTCCATTGAGTTCAGAACCTTATATTTGGGCAGTATCTGCTCAGGATGTCATTAATGAATATGGTTCTGATTCATTAACTGCTAAAATGGCAAGAGCATTATTTACTCCTGCTTTTAACTTAAGAACAGGCGGAGGACAAGTTCTTGTTTATCCATACAGTGGTACAAATGCAACTGCGTGTAATGCAAAAACAATAGCTATAACATCAACAATATTAACTGCTTTAAAATTAGTATCTACTGGTAGTTTAAAAATAACTTTGGATGGAACCACATACGAAATTACAAACATGAATTTTACTGCCATCAAAACAGTAGAAGATGTAGTTAAAATATTAAACGCACAAGGTTTAGACTGTGATATTGAAGTAGTTGATACAAATAAAATTCAATTTACTTCAAGAAAATATGGTGCAACTGATAGTACAATTGCATTTAGTGCTGCATCAGCTGGAACTGATATTGGTGGAAGTTCCTATTTAAATACTATCTCAGGGGCAACTATAACAGCAGGTACGAATTCGTCTGGAAAAACAGTTGCAGAAGCAATTGCAGAAGTTGATGAAATTGCATATGTTGGTGGTGTTTTAACTACTCAATTTTGTGAAAACAATGCAGTATTAGCAAATGCTACAGCACTTCAGGCATTAGACCATATTTATTTTGAAGTAACACAATCACTTAAAAATATTGCAAATCTAGGTGCTTCAATAAAAGCTGCAGCAGACACCAAAACTAGACCTATGGCATACTCATATGCAGGAGCAGAAGGAGCAAAATGTGCAATAGCTACATACGCGTCAATAGCTTGTTCTACTAATTATAGTGGAAGTTCTACAGTTCTTACAATGAACCTAAAAGAATTAACAGGCATTCTTCCAGATTTAAACTTAAATCAAACATATTATACTCAAGCTAAACAAAATGGTGTTGATATTTATGGCAACACAGAAGGTTTAAGTTGCGTATATTCTTTTGATAATGGAGCTTATACAGATGAAGTAACTGGCGAACTTTGGTTGAAAAAAGCTTTAGAGGTATCTGGTTTCAATTATCTTAGAAAAACAAACACTAAAATTCCTCAAACAGAAGCTGGAATGTCAGGACTTAAAAATGCATATGAATCAAGATGTGTTCAAGGTGTTAGAAATGGTTTAATTGCTCCAGGAGCTTGGAATGATTCTATTCCTTTTGGTAATCCAGAAGACTTCTTAAGAAACATCGAAGAAAAAGGTTACTATATTTATTCTCTTCCAATTGCTCAACAACAGCAAGCCGAAAGAGAACAAAGAATAGCTCCAGTAGTTCAAATAGCAATTAAACTTGCCGGAGCATTCCATAGTTCAAATGTTATAGTTAATGTTCAAAGATAAGGAGAATAAAAATGGCAATATACGCATTAACTGGTGATGACCAGATTATCATCAATCAAGTGCCTTTAAACGATTTTCCGGATGGTGATATTGGTACTTTATCAATTCAAAACACCATAGCAGAGATGACTACAGGTAAAGATGCAAATACAATATTTGCTCTTAATGAAGCTGGTAAAAATGCTGTTTTAACCATTAGAGTTTTAATGGGCTCTTCAGACGACAAACGTTTAAATGGTTTAATTCCTCAAACGAGTAGGTTTGCTAGTTATTCATTAGTAGAAGGCTCAATAATCAAACAAATCGGTGATGGTGCTGGAAATATATCATATAACACTTATATGTTAAGTGGTGGCATGGTAAATAAATTGCCAGATGTTAAAATTAATGTAAATGGAGATGGTCAACAAGCTGTTGTTGAATATCAAGTGATTTTTGCATTAGCATCTAGAGCAATACAATAAATGATTTATCTGGGGTGCTTAGTGCGCCCCAGAGCGCATTTATTTTAAATATGAAAGGAATTATATGAAAAAAGAAGTGAAGCTTCAAAATAGCGGTAAGGTTTTAATAATAAACACCGCTACTACTGAAGAAGTAAAGGTTTTAAAAAATTGTTTATTAGAAGAGATTAAAAAACATCCATTGGGATTAAAACTTTTAGGAAATACTCAAAGCATTTTTGACAAACAGGTTGACTTTACAGCTGTTTTTGATTTTATTAAAAATGTTTTGATATCAATAGATACATCAGAGACAACAACCAACGCCGTCTTTGATTGTCTAAAACATTGTGTATATGATAAAACACATAAAGTGACATTGAGTTTGTTTGATGAAGTTGAAGAAGCAAGAGAAGATTACTATGAAATAATTTTTGCTTGTATAGAGGAAAATCTGAAACCTTTTATCAAGAGCCTAGTTTCTATGTGGAAAACCCGGCTCGTGAAACTAGGCAAGAACCAATTGTCAAATATACTGTCGGCTATATTGATATCATAGTATTTGCGTTGGCAAAAGCAGGGTGGTACAATGGAAATCCTTCTATAATTTATAATTCACCAATTGATGAAGTTTTACAAGCTTATCAATTTGAAATTATGACTAAAGATTTTGAAGCAACAAGCATAAGTATGAGTACGGAAAATTAAAATGAAACTTGGCGAATTAATAGTAGAATTAGGCACTAAAGGTAATACCAAAGAATTAGAAAAAACCCTTAGTCAATTAAAAGAAGCAGAAAAGAAACTTTCTGCTCAAATAAAATTGAATAAGGATTTAGCTAAAGCTACTACAGAAGAAGAAAAAGCATTAATAAGAGAACACGCTGCTTTAAAAAATGAGATATCATCTGTTGAAAAATCTATAAACAAAAATAAAGAACGTAATAAAACTATTGCAGAAAGTGTAAAAGGTTTCACCAGACTTATAGGGGCAATCTCTCTTGCAATTGGAGTTATGGATAGATTTGCTAATGCCAGTGCAAAAACAAATCAAAACGTACTAACAACAGCTCAAACAAGCGGTGTTGATGTAAATACTATAAACAAATATGCAAGTGCTGCAAGAAGCGTTAATTATAATGTAACAAGAGAAACTGTTGCTCAAACATTTGATGCATTATCTAAGCAAATATTAGAAATGAGCACTCAACCAGAAGGTGGAACACAATTAGCAAGTGCACTTTCTTTATTAAGTGGTTGGACTCAATCATCTATTGATTTTATGGGCAAAGATGCTGTTGGTATATTAGAATCAATGAGAGAGCCCTTAAGAAAATTAGATGATATAAAAGCTTCTCATATATTATCTATGATGGGCATTAGTCCAGACCTTCTCCCAATGTTAAGAATGTCCACTGAAGAATTTAATAGAGTTCCTAATAGATTTTTATCAGCTGAACAAATGAAAGAAGAGCAAAGAAAATCTTTGGAATTACAAGAAAAAAGAGACGCATTAGGAAAAACTTGGGAAGAAACACTAATAGATTTATATCCAGTTTTAAATAACGTTATGGAAGCATTAAAAGAACTTGCTCCAACTTTAGGACAAATAGTTAAAGATATTACACCAGCATTAATTACTATAGCAAAAGCTTTAGGTCCAATTGCCAGATGGCTAAGCAAAACATATAAATGGTCAACAACTCCAATAGAAAGAAAAGATTTGGAATTTGCAGAAAAAGCTGGCGAAAAAGCTAGAGAAAAAGTACGAGAAATAAAACAAAATGCTATAAAAACATATGATAATATTAGAAACACGTCTATTCAAGATAACAGAAATATTGTTATAAATACTACACAACCTCCGAGCACAGTAATACCTGATTCTAATAATATACAAACATATAATCAAGTTCAACCTACTAGTAAATAGGACAAATTATGAAAACATTGTTAAACGCAATCAAAAACGGCATAACATCATATTTAAACACCAAAGAAAACCAACTGATCGGAGGTGTATTGTTTTCTGATGCAACAAATGGCCAAATATTGTTATTCAACAAGTTTGGTATATGCACTCAAAATAGTTTATCTTTAAAGTCAGATATAACTAATCATTATACAGAAGAAAATTACTGGATAAATGACCATTGGGCAATAGCAGCTCCTCAATACACTTTAACTGGTTTAATAGGTGAGGTTATTTATACGGTTCCAGAAGGATGGGCCGAAAAAATAGAAACTTTATATAGTGCTACAGGTTTAGGATTATTATCAATATTAAGTCCAAAACTAGGAAGTTATACTTCTAGCATATTAAATATCACGCGTAAAGTAGAAAGTGTAGTTCAAAAATATACAAACTATGCATATAATGCTGTTAAACAAGTAGGTAACTTTTTAACAAAAAATTCTTATGGCAAGACAAATCAAAGAAAAGTTTTAGATGAATTAGAATCTTTGATGAACAATAGAACCTTATGTACTGTTTATACACCATATGGAACGTATAAAAATTTAGCTATAATTGCCATAAATGTAAGACAAGGTCAAGAGACAAAGTTCATCTCTGATATCGAAATAACTTTTCAAAAATGGAGAAATGTTGGAGAATTTTTTGACAAAGATGTTAATAAAAAATCACAAACAGATTTAGTTGATTCACAAAAATCAACAGTTAAAGAAATGGGATTAATTGGATGTATTAAATCAGAATTATCTCCAAATGATTTAGGAACTAATTTTCAGGTGGCTTAATGAATCAAGTAACAGGTTTAACTTCAGACTATAGACAAAGTTTTCAAATTTTAACTCAAGATGGTGAGATTGTATATTTTAATTTATATTATTATATGACTCAACAATCTTGGTTTTTTGACTTTACTTATAAAGATTATACTTGTAATTGCGAAAGAGTTGTATTGACACCCAATGCTTTAAGACACCTCAAAAACGTAATACCTTTTGGCATTGCTTTTTATTCTAACGATAAAGTTGAACCTATATTTGTAGATGATTTTGAAACCGGTAGAGTTCAAATGTTAATATTAAACAACGAAGAAGTAAAAGAAGTGGAACTTAATATTTATGGCATCTCTGAATAATCAATGCGCTTGGACAGCGACAATCACATATAATGATAAATCTATCACAGTGTCATATCCACTTACTTGTGAATTTAATATTCAAAAAAGCACTGGCTCTGCTTCATTTTGTACGTTAAATATATACAATCTAGGTAAAGATACTAGATTAAGCGAATTTTTTAGATTAGATTCTAAGTTTGAAGCTGGAAGATTTATGATGCTTGATTTTTCAGCTGGCTATAATAATAATTTGGTAACTATTTTTAGAGGGCAAATAAGAAGCGCGACTAGCACAAGACGTGGGACAGATATAATAACTACCATACAAGCAGAAGATTGCGGACATAGTTTAATAAATAGCACGGCAATGAGTATTACCTTTAAAGCTGGAACAACATTTATAGAGGCATTTGAAAACATAGCAAGCAATTTAAAATATATACAGCCTCAAACAAGAGGCACATTAGAAGGTGAGTTTAAAACTGATACAACATTTTATGGTACGCCATTACAAATTTTAAATCAAATAACTAATAACCATACATTTGTAGATAACTCATCTTTGATAATGTTAAATAATAATGAACATTTACCAGAAAGTCCAATTGAAATAAGTGCTAAAACTGGCTTGTTAAGTGTACCAACAGTTGGAGAATTCTGGGTTAATGCTCAAACAGTATTTAATCCTACTTTAAAAATAGGACAAGCTGCTCAATTAAAAACTACATCTTTAGAATATTATAATAATGGTTATAAAATATATAGTATAAACCATCAAGGAACAATATCTGCTGCTATAAGTGGACAAAGAATAACAAATTTAATTATGCAAAGAGTAAACTTTACTCCTAACAGCAATGTTAATATCACTAAGCAAACTGAGAAACAAGGTGAAAAGGTTGTTATTCAAACAGAAGTAAAAACTCCTGGAAAAGAATGGACCAGCGGAGTTTATGATTATATACGAAAATACCATGGAGCTATTCCTTTAGAAAAAATAAACAATTTAGTATCGTGGCAAAATATGATTGGTAATGATAATACTAATGATGAAAGATATGCTCAAATAACTCCTCAAATCATAGAAAATTGTATTATAATTGCAAATAGACTTCAAAATTTTATAAATTCTTCCTATTTAAAAGGACAAAAAATAATTGTTACTAGTGGATGGCGTTCAATACAAAATAATAAAAATAGTGGTGGTGAAGAAAAATCTGCTCATTTAAGAGGTGCAGCTATAGATTTTAAATTTGCTTCTATTAATACTTTTGATGCATACAATAGTTTGTTTAAAAATAATTGGCCTACTTTTACATATTACAACAGAAAATGGAATATTATTCATGTTCAAAGTACTTTGGGAAAAGGTGGTGCTAAACGATGAATATGTTAAATTATGAATTATTAACGCAAGAACCAACTTTATTAAATATTCTTAATGCTTTTAAAGATAAGTTGTTATATAATGAGATAAACTGTTGTAGAATTGCCATAGTAGATGAATTTTATGGAGATTCATTACAAGTAAAAGTAAATATTGCTAATAAAATGGTTATAGGCATGAAGGAAGATGGGTCTCAAATTATTCAAGATTATGCTCCTATAACTGCCAAAATATGTTTTGCTAACAATGGAATATCTTTTCCATTAAAACAAGGTGATTGTGGTTTACTTTTGTTTAATGATAGAGAATTAGAAAGCTGGTATATAAATGGTGACATAAACCAATTGGCATATGATAGAAGTCATTCTATTACAGATGCAATATTTATAGCTGGAATGTTTTCTCAACCAAACATTTCAAATGCTCAATTTATAGAAAATTGTTTACATTTGTTTTATGGTACTAAAGGAATAAAAATAACAAATAATGGCATAGAAATAGATGGTGATTTAAAAGTGAATGGAACAATTACAGCTACTGGAGATATAGTTGCTGGCAATATTAGTTTGCTTCATCATATCCATTCAGGAGTAACAGTAGGCCAAGGTGTAACAGGACAGCCTCAATAGAAGCACCAGAATAAGCCTGGCGACATTTATTTTAACAATTTATATATTTAATTTACAATCACATAAAAATTTGGTATAATAATAATATGATAATAAGAGCGATTCAAAAAAATGATGATGGACAAGAAGAATTTTGCTTTGGTCATGGATATACAGACTATAAAAAAGAAATATCATCAATTGAACAAGATATATTAACAGCATTACAAGAATTTAAAAATGATTGTTTTTTTGATTTAGAAGCTGGCATTGATTGGAAAGTAAGACTAGGCTATCATAATCAAAAAGAATACTTAGATGAAGACATACAAAATATTATTTTAAATAGAAATGGTGTTATAAACATTACCGAATTTTATAGTAATGTTATTGATAGAGTTTATACTTGTACAGTTAATGTGTTAACAATTTATAGTGAAAACGAGATTACAATAGAATTTTCGCAAGCAATTTAAGGTGATAAAATGGCAAATATAGATTTTTTAGGTTATGATGGTTTACAAACAAAAGATTATAATACATTATTAACCGAAATTCAAGAATTTTTGCAAGAAAACTATAGTCCTAATGGTGAGGAAATATCGTTTGCAAGTAATTCTCCAGATGGACAATTTACAGAAATATTATCGAATATAGGTGCTACAATTAGAGAGTTGTTAGCAAGTGTTTATAATGCCACAGACCCATCAAAATGTGATAGCACGCAACAAGATACAAAATATCAATTAAATTATTTAACTCGTAAAGGTGGTTCTTGGACATTACAAAATATTGATATTACTACTGATAAAACCGTTACTTTGCAAGGTTTAGATGGTTCTTTTAATGAAGAAAATGCCTCAGCATTTACAGTTTCTGATGATTCAGGCAATAATTGGTATTTAGTAGACACTACAACTATTTTAGCAGGTACTACATCATTAGAATTTAGAGCTCAAAAACAAGGACCTGTAAACCCTACTATAGGAACTATCACTAATATGGTCACAATAGTAGGTGGTGTTACGAGCGTAATAAATTCACAAGGTTATACTTCTTTAGGTGCTGAAGCAGAAAGTGATTATGATTTTAGAATTCGAAGAGAAAGAAGTGTAGGAAACACATCTGGAAATAATGCAGACTCAATATTAGGCAACATACTTGCTTTGCAAGGTGTTACTCAATGCAATGTTTGGGATAATGATACTAATTCAACAGATTCAACAAACACACCTGCTCATACTTTATGGGTTATAGTTGATGGTGGAGCTAATGATGATATTGCTGAAATAATTTATGCAAATAAAGGTGGACAAGGAACACGAGGTTCTGTTGTAATTCCATTAACTACTTTAGCTGGACAAACAATAAATATTAACTTTGATAGACCAATAATTAAAGCTCTTTATATAAAATTTGACATACAAGTAACAACTAATATAACATTATTGGATTATGATAGCATAAAAGATTACATAGTAAACAATTTAACTTATTTGATTGGTGAAAATGCAGAAACATCTAAAGTTACTCAAGTTTGTGCAAATGCAATGACGGCTGATGGTAATGATGGATATGCTTTAAATGTTCAAATTTCATCTGGCGGAACTGCTACAGCTTCTATAACAGCAACAGGGATAACTTCAGCAAGTGTTATTAGTTCCACTTTTCAAGATATAATAGGAGATACAACAGGCAGTTATATTTTTGAATACACTTCTGATGGGTGGGAGTATGATGGCAATATAATACAAATAAATAATTATGGGATATCATATATTGGAACGCCTGCAGTAGGTGATAAAATAACTATATCATATACTGCTGGAAGTTGGACAAACTATATTCCAGCGTCATCTATTCAAGATGAATTTGTGATTAATAAAAATAGAATTTATATAACGGTAATAGAATAATGGAAGATGTACTATCAACATTAAAAAAATATTTTGCAGACTTATTAATAATTCAGTATCGTGGTTCTAAACGAAATAGAGCATTAATTGAATTTTTAGTAGATTTAATATTTGCTAATAATCTTGCTTTAGAAATAAAAGAAAAAACTGTAAACATAGAAGAATCTATTGGAGCACAACTTGATATCGTTGGACAATGGGTTGGAATAGATAGATACTATTTTAAAGAAATATGGACGCATCCATATTTAGCATTTCCAAATTATTCTAATATTAAAAATTCTGATTATAGTGAATGGCAAGGTGGTTTTTCAACTTATACGAATTTTTCTGATGATAATGGTGGATTTTTAACATATAAAAGTTGGGCAAGTATTAGAGCAAAGGCTAATAAAATTGGTGATGAATATTTTAGAAAATTAATTCAATTAAAAGTTATCAAAAACTCAATTAATCACACTTGTAAAAATATAGACGATGCTATTTGGAAATGGTCAGAAGGCCACGTTTATACCACATGGAACACTATGGAAATAATTTATCATTACGATAGTTCATATAAAGATTTGATTGAATTAGCTCAATTTAAAAATGTACTTTTAAAACCAACTGGATGTAAAATAAGCATAGAAGTGATAACTTTATAAAGGAATAAAAAATGAACAATTTACAAAGAATAACAGGTAAAATTTTTGGGGAAACAGCAACGGCAACAGGAGATGACCCGCAAATAGGTCAATTTGGTTCTGCTTTAGCTGGAACATATGTTGGAACCACAGATGTTGCAACAATTCAAAACTTACCAGCTTGGAGCAATGGTTTTATCGATTCTGTTACGCCGAATGAGCAATTTCCTCCGTTGCCAGAAATGACAGGTGTTGGTAAAGTTTTAAGTTATCAAACGGCTTATACTTTACAAAAAGGTGTTCCAGAGTGGGACCCAGGCACAACTTATTATGCTGGTGATTTTTGCAAAGGCATTGGTGAGGGAAAATTATATGTATCAAAAATTGATTCAAATATTAATAATAATTTAACCGATACAAATAGTTGGGAAGAGTTTTCAAGTGGTGCAACACGCAATATAGGTGAAATTGTAGCATCTGCTATTCCTTTAACCGACGCAGGATTACATTTATTAGATGGAGCTTTAATAAGTGGTTCAGGCTCTTATAGTGCTTTTGTTGATTATATCGCTGGATTATATAATAGCGGAGATTATACAGCAATTTTTGAGACGGAGTCAAATTGGCAGACCTCTGTTGCTACTTACGGCGTATGCGGTAAGTTTGTTTACGATTCTGTTAATAATACCGTAAGATTGCCAAAGATAACAGGTATTATTGAGGGTACAACAGACATAACTGCTTTAGGTGATTTAGTTACAGCAGGTTTGCCGAATATAACAGGTTATTTAACTACGCAAAACCAAACTTTTGGAACTTTTGCTGCTACAGGTGCATTTTATCAAAGTGCGGCTACTCATACAAACAATGCAGGTGATGGCGGAACTGCTGCATATATTCGTGGCATAAATCTAGACGCTTCACGTTCTAATTCAATATACGGACATTCTTCAACTGTTCAACCGCAAACTATAAAAGCCTTTTACTACATCGTAATAGCAACGTCAACAAAAACAGATATAGAGGTAGATATAGATGAGATTGCTACTGACCTGAACGGAAAAGCAGACATTGATTTAAGTAACTGTACAAAACCTCATATTGTAGAAACATATTCTAACGATTGGTCCTGGTATCGTGTATATTCTGACGGTTGGTGTGAACAAGGCGGACATGCAACAGCTAGCACAAGCTATGGTGCTTCAGGAACGGTTGTATTCTTAAAAGAATTCAGAGATACCAAATATCAATTTTTTATTGGTGCGAATTTGTACACAGACGCAATTGTAACAGCGTTTAGAGAAACAGACCATAGAACAACGAGTTCAACGGGTGTAGTTGGAGCATATTTCACCAACTACTCTGTCATGGCTTTTTATGCTTATCCGTTTATGTGGCAAGCAAATGGGTATATAAGTTAAGGAGAAATTTATGGAAATAAAAAATGTATTAGACAAACCTTATACAGAACAACAAAGATTAGATTTTATTGTCACAAATAACCATGGGCTTGGTTATGAGATACGAGAAACAGAAACGGCTCTTGAAGCTTGGGGATATACGGAAGAAGAAAAAAAAGAACAAGAGAAGGCTCGCATATTAGAGCTTTCTATGACACGCTCAGATTTCTTTGATGGTATGATTATGGCGTTTGGTTTAGATAGCAAAGAGTTAAGAGTAATTGTAGAAAACGTATTAAACACAATTAATATTACTCCTGTACAAATTAGAGTAGCACTCAATAACTACGATAACGCACTTAACTTCTATCGTAAGCATACACTATTCACATTGATTAATAACGTACAGATACCAATATCTGAAACAATGTATCTATTATTTACAAATGACATTTGGGATAAGTTCTTTGTTACTAAGGATTATCACGAGTTACAGAAGGCTATACACGAGGTAGAACCAGAGGTAATAGATGATAAACAAGATTAATTATGGAATACCAATCCCGATAAATTTTAAAGGGATATATAAATATACAAAATTAACTTCTTACGGCAAATGTATTCACGGTAGCAACAGAGGATTTGATTATGATGTGTATGTATCAACTGATAAGAGTACGGGAAACATTGAGCATAAACTATATTATGTAACTAAGAACAATAAATGGGTTAAGTCTGTATTACGTTTCTTTAGTGGCAATAAGGTATATAAAGAAATAAGGAGTCAAGCAAAATGACATTTAACTTCACAGTAAAAGAATTTATAATAGGCAACGGCACGAGTACACCTACACTTCAGTTCTACAAACGTGGGTTTGAGTTAAATAGTGGTGGTGAATCTCCTTCTTGGCAAGACATAATCCTATCAGGTACCACAGCCTTAACGCTTACTAATGCGTTAGCAAATGGGCTTAACTACCTTAAATTATTCGGTGATATAAAATTATTATCTGAACAGTATCTAGATACTGTTACCTTATCAGGTGGATGTGAACAAGGGAATTTGCCTAGTGGGTATGTACAAAACCAATTTATATGGATGAAAGAAAATTCATATTTATTAACTAATATTATACCTACTTATGATGGGCATTATGAATTAGATTTCCAAACTACTACTATTAGCTATAATGCAGCAGCCTATTTAGGTGGTCGGTCAGGTCAATCTCCTGCGGGATTAATATTTTCACACGGAAGTAATAATGCAACAGTTACAGATGCATTCGGTCAAAGATACAACCTTACATATAGAGTAGAAGATAATACACATTATAAATATGTATTTAATAACAAGGTATTTACGCTTTATAAAAATGGCGAAGTAGTAGAAACACATACATTCACGTCTAGTACTAACTCTGGAGCAGCTCTTGCGATAAAAGCTATCAATATGGGAGATAGTATAGACTTTGCAGGTGAAGGTTTTTATTTCTATGGGTTCAAAGCTTGGGATAATCAAGGACAATTAATAGCAGATTATATTCCTGCGACTAAATTACAAGGCTTAGTAACGGGTATATACGATAGAGTAACTAATACATTCCTTACTGCAATAAGTGGTGAATGGTCAAGTGGCCCAGCTTTGCAACCTACTCCTGATACTCCTATGGATATTGTATGTAATAATGGTGTGTTGAAAGTAAACAGAAACTTATATTCAACCGAGTATCACGATAAAACCTTATCTCAATCAGATGGCATTACCACTGGTACAAATACTGGTGTAAATGTAAGTGCTATGGTAGATTGCACTAATGTAAAATCTTTTATGGTCACAAGTACAAACCCGAAAGGTTCTTTTAGATTATTCAAATATAGACCAGACGGAACATTTATAAATGCACAAACAACAGCTGATATAGGACAAGTGCTTGTAATTCCTTCTGATTGTGGGTATTTTAGAATACAATATAATTATACAAGTGCAATTGGTACAGACACAGAGAATATTTTAATCTACAATAGTGCTCACAATCTTGGTATCTACACAGATGGCACAGTAGAAGTCGTTACCGATAGCTTAGGCAATACTGCTAGTGCTGAGAGATTGCTTACAGTAGGTGATTATAAAGATACACAAGAAGTGTTGAATGGTAGTGTAACTCGTAATATCGGAGTTATGGTATTAGATGGTACGGAAGATTGGTCGTTGACAGGTACGTCTTTCCGCTTTGACGGAAATATAAGTTTCGCACAACCGAATACTTGTTTATGCACGCATTTTAAAGGATGGCTATCTACGGATAGTATAAGCGATATGCCTGACTTATCTATAAAGGCAGGACACCCAACCAATACTTATAGAGTTTATGCGAGATACGATAAATTCACTACAGTAGAACAACTAAAATCTTGGCTTGCAGACCAATACGCAAATGGCACTCCTGTTATAATCGTGTATCCTTTAGCAACTGCAACAACTGAAACTGTAACAGGTCAATTCCTAAGCAAATCACCTGTAACGCAAACGGCTGGAAGTATTGACAATTTACCTATTGCTATAACAGAAAGCGAAAAGACAGTACCTACACCTCAACAACCGTTGCCAATCAATTGTAATAATGGAGTGGTGAAAGCAAGACGTCCGAGTGGTTTGCCTTTAGGTTATACTTTGCTTGATTATATTGGAAGTACAGGTACACAGTATATTGATACAGGTATTATACCGAATGTAACTACGCGTGTTGTTGCTAAGATTGCATTCCCAGATGTGGTTGAAACTGTTTTATGTTGGGGTTCTCGTTCTTCAGGTACATACCAATCTTCTTTAGACCAATTTTATTGCGGTCGTACAATCAGAAGTCTTTGGTATTATAGTGCGACAACACAGACAGGCTTGCGCACAGGTATTAGTCCTAATGTCTTTTATGATATAGATGTTACGAACACGTGCGTGACTGCGACTGCGACACAAAGCATATACTTGTTTGCGTTGAATAACTTAGGAACAGCAACCACCGATTCATCATCCAAGATAGCAAAGTTTGAAATCTACAATAACGGTGTTATGGTTCGCAACTTAATCTCTTGCAAACGCAACAGCGATAATGTACTCGGCATGTATGACCTTGTTAGTGGTCAGTTCCTAATAAATCAAGGCACAGGAACTTTTGTTGCGGGTAATACAGTAAGTGACCCTGTTGAAATTTACACAGACGGCACAGTGGAAACGATAAATATCCATGGCAGGAATTTGTTTGATACGACAAGTATCATAACAGGATACAGGTTAAGCAATTTGCTTAATAATACTTACGGCATTGCCGATTTTGCTGCCGATACAAGTTATTATGTGTCTAACTTAATTCCTGTTGAAGTTGGTAAAATCTATATTAAAAATTCACCTGTAGCAGACGCATACCATAGATTTAAAATTTATAATGCAAACAAAGTATCAGTTAGAATATCTTCTGAAAACAGCATAACGATACAAAACGGTGAGGCGTATATTGCATTTTGTGGGTTGCAAACGGAACTTACTACTGCATATTGTGGTGAATTATTAGGTACTGCAATGGCTGAAATGTTGCTAAAGGTAGGAACATATCAGGATGTACAATCTGTACTTGACGGTAGTGTTGCAAGAAATGTAGGGGTTAAGGTGCTGGATGGTACAGAGAATTGGCAATCTAATGTGACAAGTAAGTTTTATCTAATCGATAATGTTATGAAAGCACAAGATAACTCCCCAACTTTGTGTTCGCACTATAAATCTATTACCGCTGCATCTACTGCTGCTGTTGGTAATGGACAGATTGCGTTATTTGTTGTTGGTGGGGCAAGATTAGTTGTTGGTGATAATAATTATACAACTGCTGGTGGGTTTAAACAATACCTTGCAGACCAATATGCACAAGGTACACCTGTAATCGTTGTCTACCCACTGGCAACACCTACCACCGAAACAGTAACAGGACAACCACTTACTACGCAAGCAGGCACAAATATAGTTGAGATAACGCAAGCAAGTATTGATAATTTAAGATTAGAAGTTAGTTATAAGGCTACAGTGTAGCAGAAAGGAATAAATAATGGCAACGCAAAATATTGAGATACAAAAAGGCGATTGGCAAGATATAATTACATTGGGTAGTTTAACATTAACAGATGGCAATACTTATTGTATAAATGTAAAAGCTAATGGTGAAAGTAATGTCGCAATAGCAAATTCAAAACCTAGTGACGATTTTGTAGGTCATCCAACTACAGCAAAAATAAATTTTAATTTTACATATCACACAGGAGATGTAGTATGGATTAAACTAAATGAAATTGCTGCAGATACAGCAATAGTTGTATTATCTTAAGGAGGTTATAATGCTTAAAAGATTGTTTTTAAAGTTTATTGTAAACGACATCATTAAAAAGATGCCAAAGTACAAACTTTCAGCAAAAGAGATTGTTGAAAAGAATATTGACGGATTTTTAGACAGAGTCGAAGAAGATATCAAAGCATTGTTGCTCAATATTATTGCTAAAAAGGAAAACAAATAGTGAAGAAGTTGCTAATCATATTTATTGTGGGATGGTTAGCAACTCTTTTAAAACATTTTTGGATTCTTCCAATATTTAACGACGAAGATAGGGATATTACAGGATTTGAATTTAGGATAAAGTTTTAAGATGATAAAATGGTATAATGACGATAAAATTACTATATTTTTTAATCATAAGCCTAACACTCATATGTTAGAACCTTTGCCATCTATGGTACAAGAAGAAAAAGATTTGATTGAAAGATATCCATTTATTAATTGTACTGCATTACAAGTAGCTATTTATGATAAAAAAAAGTCAAAAATGTATAAATTTACAATAACAAAATTGTTTAGGTGGGACGGGGCAACAATTCCGAGATTATTTTGGTGGATAATTGGTTCTAAAACTAATCCAAAATATAGAACTCCATCACTTATACATGATTATTTATGTTTAAATAAGTATATAATAGATTACAGGCGCGAATTTTCAACTCAAATATTTGAAGCTTTATTGTCTGTAGCAGGAGTAAGCAAATGGAGAAGGAAAATAATGTGTTTCTTTATTAATATTTATCAAAAAATATTTTGTGATTGGGGATTGGAGTGGAGTAGATGACACCTGATAGACGTAAATACCAAATTTTGCAATTAGTTACACCAATGATAAGCATCGTGTCACTCGTAATAATGGCCATTGTATGGGTAAATACTATGTCAGGCATACCACCAAGAGTAACCAAAGCAGAAGAAAGGATAGCTGAACTTGAAAAATCACAAACAGCTTTAGATGTAAAAATGGAAATGACTTTAAAAGCTGTTTATGAAATAAGAAGTGTATTAATGCATCAAAAATAGCTTAACCTCATTCATTTTTTCATATTTAATTTCTTTATAGCAGTGTCTAATGAAAGATACTGCTATTTTTATGCAAAAAAATAGTCTATAAAAAGACTAATAAAAACATTTTTGTGTGAATTAATATGATATTAAAACTTCTGTTCGTGGGTTCTCTTTGTCATAAAAAACTCTTGAACCATCTGTCGATACTATTATATTGCAATTGTCATCCAAAAGTACACCTTTTTTAACTAAGCAATCATGTAATGCTGCATGAAGATTGATTAAATCCACTCTTTGCTTAGTTGGCATATAATAAATTGCCTGTACGTTTACAGGGAAATCAATAGTATCAATATTTGGACAAACAATCATAAAATCTTTTTCATATTGTTCATATGCTGGAGATTGTTTTACAAATGTTTTGCCAGTATACTTATTTCTGCCAAATTGCATGTGATTCTTTTTTGTAATAGGTTTTAAAGGTATTGTAAATTTAATATCTACCATAATTATATTATACCATAGGTTTAATACTAAAGTATAATTTTTGTAACAAATTGTAAATAATGTATTTACAAATAAACTTTTATGTAGTATAATAGTATTGTGAATTAATAGAAAGGCGGTAAAATATGAGAACAGAAAAAGAAATTAAAACACAATTTAAAAAATATGTAAAGCATATTTTGTCTGATGATTTTATTTGTGCAAGTGGAGAGAATATTAGAGTATTTCAAAGAGCTTGCGCATTATGGTGGGTATTAGGCGGCGAAGACAAACTTCCTATTCAAGTTTATCCAGAAGTAAAAGTGTTAAATACAGAAAAACTTTATCAAGTATTTTAAAGGAGATTAATATGAAAACATATAATATTGGAGAATTATTAGCAAAAATAACAACATGGTTATTTTTTATTGGCAGCTATTGTTTAATAAGTACATTGGATTTTAAAGTTTTATATGGAGGATAAAATGTATAATTTAATTCAAATATTAAATGATAAATATTTAGATTTAGATTTACTTTTAAAAGATTTCGATAATTTATTAGGTAATTTAAAAACTATTGATACCATATTTGAAGGTGAAAATGGAATAGAATATGGTGAAATTTTTACATTAGATGAAGATGGAATTGATAAATTAAGAAAAATTTATTATCGATTAGAAAAAATAATTAACTAGAGGTTGTCTAGGCGTGTTCTAGTGAATCTAATTTTAAATTACATATAAATTATTGTAAAAATATAAAAAGTGTCATAGAGTGTCACAGAAAGGAATTAATATGAAAAAATATTTAACACTATTAGTTTTATTAGTACTTTCTTCATCTTTAGTAAATGCTAATAATATAGAAGAAGATGCTGATGATATGTATTATAAAAACTTACAATTCAAAAATACTCTAAATCAACTTAAAATTAATAACAATAAAAAACCTACAAGACAATTTACCATGCAAGAAAAGAATTTTCAATATGGGCAAGATTTTTGTTTAAATAATACATTAGAATGTATAGAAGATGCTTATGCTTTTGCCATATCAGGTGAATATGGTCAAAAATTATTTAATGGACAATTAGATATAGCAGGACAACAAAAGTTATATAATGAAATATTTTGGTTTTATACAACAACTTATAGGCAAAGGTGGAAAAATGGATATTATATCGAAGCAAATCCATATTTATGGCAATATGGAAAACCAAACTAATTGTTTACAAAATTTTTGATTTATAATATAATTTGGATAGGAACTAGGTAAAAGCTAGCTACTTATACCAAAAAGAAGAGTTCTTGGACTTCCTGTTCCTATCTTTTTTCCAAGATGAATACAAACTAAGAGTGTATTGTTTTTAGCTAATTTAATACACCTGTACAAGGAGGAAAAATGGAAGTAAAGACCATTGAATTAGAACGAGGATATCCTCTACAAATAGTTACAAAAAGAATAGTTTCTTACAAACCAGTAAGAAATAAAGACGGTGATATAAGATATAAAGATGCTTTAATGTATCTTTGCAGAGTTTTACCGCCAAATGAACCATCGTTGCCAGTTATTTTTGGTTTGGCAAGTTTTTCTATTAATAACAATTTAAGTGAAAAACAGAGAAAATTGGCAGATAAATTTATATATTTTTGGGAAGAAAAAGGAATATTATAATGGAGAAAAATCAAAATAAAGCTCTTTGGATATTTCCAAATTTTAAAGAAAGTATCGATACAATACCGCAAAAATACCGCGGAAGAGCATGGGAAATACTGATAGAATACGGCTTCAGCGGTAAAATTGATTTAGATAAAGAAAATAAATATGTACAAATTGTTGTAAAAAGTTTATTACCTTTAATGAAATTAAGAGGAATTGGTGGCTCTATTGGTGGTATAAGCAACAATCCAACTGGAAAAAAGAAGGCTAATGTAGGCGCTAATGTAGGCGCTAATGTAGGCGCTAATGTAGGCGCTATCCCTTATAAACAAGAACAAGAACTAGAACTAGAACAAGAAATAAAAAAAATAAATAAAGAAAAAAAATCTTATGGAGAATTTGCCAATGTATTATTAACTGATGAACAGTATCAAAAACTAAAGGAAATATACTGTCATCATCTGTCAAACGCAATAGAAACATTATCAACATATATTAAATCAAGTGGCAAAAAATATAAAGACCATTATGCTGTATTAGGTAAACATAATTGGGTATATAAAAAATTGGTTAAAGAAGAGGAAGAAAAAAATAGAGGTAATTCATGGTAATGTATGATTATAGACAAAAATTAAATGAAATAGGAATAACTTTAGATAAAACAGGTAAGCAAACTTGTCCTCAATGCTCAGAAAAAAGAAAAAATAAATCAGATAAATGTTTAACTGTAAGCTTTGAAAGAGACGCAATTTTATATTATTGTCATCATTGTGGTTGGACTGGCTCAGTATTTTATGAAGAAAGTAAGTTTCACAAACAATATAATAGACCAGCAAATTTTAAAAGTAAAGAAAACAAAAGTCCATTAATAAAATACTTTGCCAAACGTGGTATAAGTGAAAATACTCTTGACAAATATAACATAAGCTTGGGTGATAACAATACGATTATTTTCCCATATTATAAAAACGGAATTCTAGTTAATGTTAAAACAAGAACAAATTTAGGCGATGGCAAAAAAACTTTTACTCAAACAAAGGATTCAGAAAAAACATTTTTTGGTATAGATTTCGTAAAAGATGATGAAAATTTAATAATAGTTGAGGGTGAGATTGATGTATTGTCATTAGCGGAACAAGGAATTAATTCAGTTTCTGTTCCACAAGGTGGCAGTGATAAAAAATTAGAATGTTTGAGTAATTGTAGCAATGAATTTTTAGAAAAATTTAAAACTTTTATAATTGCCACTGACAATGACGAGGTAGGGCATGGTTTAAGAGAAAATTTAATTAGCAGATTTCCTAAAGATAAATGCAAAATAGTAAAATGGGGCAAGTATAAAGATGCTAATGAAGCATTAATTGCTGGTGAAGATTTACATACATATATAAATGAAGCTGAATACGTTGGAACAGATGGAATTGTTACTTTTAAAGAAAAATGGGATGAAATTTATAATGAATTGTTTGGAGAAGATAAAAACTTTTATAACACAGGATGGGATAATCTTGATAAAATAATCAAAATAAAAACTGGATATTTAATGGTAGTAAGTGGATATCCATCAAGGGGTAAATCAACCTTCGTAGACAATCTATTAGTTAATTTAACAAAAAAATATGGTTTTAAACATTTAATCGCATCATTTGAGAATACCATGGGCAATTATTATAAAACGATTTATGAAATGTATAACCAACAACCATTTTGGAAGTTAGTAAATGAAAATAAAGATAAAGCATTTGAAAAAATATTATGTACTGATGATTTTTTCTTTATAAGTGAACATTTTATTTTATTTGATAATAACAGAATGTGGAATATTGATGATATTTGCAAATGTGCAGAATTAGAAGTAATGAAGCATGGAATTAAAACTCTTGTGATTGACCCATATAATAGATTACAAAATGATTATAAAGATAGAGAAGACAAATATATAGGTTCAATATTGGCAAAATTATGTGCTCTAGCAAAAAGATTAGATATTTTGGTTATATTTGTAGCACATCCAAAGAAACCAGATGGTGAAACTATTCCTACGATGTATAGTATATCTGGTTCTGGAGATTGGTATAATATGTCAGATTATGGAATCATTGTACATCGTGAAAGAGATAATTTTACACAAAAATTAAATAATAATCCAATTATACATATACAAAAAGTCAAAAATTTTTCAATAGGAGATCCAAGTGGTGGAAAAATAAGTTTATTTTATAATGCAAACAAAAGAGTTTTAGAAAATATAGGAGGATAAAAATGGATAAATATCAACAATATGAGTTTGAAAAGAAAAAACTTCAGCAAGAATGCAAAACTTTTGAAGAATATGAAAAAAAATTAAGAGTGCTGATTAATAAATTAAAAATCTGAGGTTGTCGAGATGCACGAGATTGCATTTAATTTAAAAACTAATATAAACTAATGTGTTAAAATTATAAAATGTCTTAGAGTATCATAAAATTAAATGTAACAAATTCTTAATAATGTATTTACAAATAAAATATTTTATGTTATACTAAAATTATATAAAGAAAGGAATTAATATGAAAAGATTACTTGAGATTCAACAAAAATTGAAAGCTCCAAAGGCACAATTTAATGATTATGGTGGTTACCAATATCGAAGCTGTGAAGATATTCTAGAGGCAGTAAAGCCATTATTAAAAGAACAAAATCTTATTTTAACTTTAAAAGATGAACTTATTGCAATAGATGGCAGATTTTATATTAAAGCGATTGCACAATTATGGGATGAAAATGGAAAAGAATTAACGTACACAACAGCAATTGCAAGAGAACCTGAAAGTAAAAAAGGTATGGATGAGGCTCAAATAACAGGAGCAACATCATCATATAGTCGTAAGTATGCTTTAAACGGTTTATTTGCTATAAATGACGTAAAAGACCCTGATGCAATTAATAAACACGGCAAAGAAGAAAAAGAAGAAACTAAAAAAGAAGACATTGTTTGTCCAGTTTGTGGAAAGAAAACTACATCAGGAGCATTAGAACATTGGCAAATGTGCAGTGAATGTTACAAAAAAAGTAAAAAGGAAAAGAAAAATGCTTAGTATAGATGAAATAAATGAGTTAGAGAGAAAAAATGAAATAAACGTAAAACAGTATAATAGTTTATTAAAACAATATAATGAAGTACTAAGATTGGCAAAAGAAAATGCAGATTCAATGGAATACTGTTGTCAAGAACTTGAAAAACGTTTAGAACCTTTTCAAGACGAATATTTTAGAGGTTTAAATGAAAAACAAATAGCAGAATTGGCAAAGAAAAGTATAAGATTAACTCAATATAATAAAAAATTAGAGAATTGTCTTGAAGAAATACAAAAAGTGGCAAAAGACAATTTAGAATTAGGTATAATTATTCCATGTGGATGGTTAGAACAAAAAATTGATGAGGTATTAAATGACTAAAGATAAAACTATAGGAACTAAAGAAGAACGACTTCAACGTATAGGAGGGTCTGAGTTTGGCACAATTATGGAGGTTAATCCATATAGCAAAAGAATAGACTTAGTTTTAGAAAAAGCACAAATTATTGCAAGTACATTTGAAGGAAATAGTGCTACTAGACGCGGGGAAAAATTAGAAGATTCTGTTATAGAATTATTTGAAAAAGAAACTGATTTAAAAGTTAAAGATAAACAAAAAGAGTTTATTAGAGAAAAAGAACCACATTGTTTAGAGTTAAGATGTCATGTAGATGGTATAACTTCTGATAATGCAGTGTTTGAAGCAAAAACAACAGATATAAAATCTAAAACATGGCAAAATGGAATACCAGAAGGATACAAATCTCAACTAGAATTTAATATGTATCTTTCAAAGAGAAAGAAATCGTATATAGCAGTTGCATTTTGTGATGGTGATGAAATAGTTGACTTTAAGTGGTTTGAATATGAAAGACAAATGAAAGAGGATGAAATACTTGCTTATTGTTATAAATTCACAGAAGATGTGGAATATTATAAACAATTTAAACCAATTAATAATGGCAAGATAATTAAATCAAAATTAGAAGATTCATTAATTGAAGAATTAAATGAGCTTAATGAAAAAATTGCCAAAATAAAAGCAGAAGCAAAACCTTTGGAAGATAAAAAGAAAAAAATTGAAGAAAAACTTAAAAACGAAATAGGTCAAAATTTAGGTATTGAAACAGAGTTGTTTAAAATTACAATGGGCAACAGGATAACGAGTCCATCGCAAGAATATAAATTTTGTAGAAGTGGATTAAAAATAGAATATAAGGAGAATTAAAATGGAAGAAAAATTTAATGAGTTTGAATTAAAATTAAAGTGGTTTAGTGGTTATATTTCAGAACCAAATATTCAATATTTTGAAAAAGGTTCTTGCAAAACTACATTTTCTATACCGCTTAAAAAGCAAAAAGACGATGACCCGGTTTGGTTAAATTGTATTTGCTGGGGAGAATTAGCAGAAAAAATTGGAGAATTAAAAAAAGGAACATTATTAACAGTTGGTGGGTACTTCTCTGAAAGAGAATATAACGACAAAAAGTATTTAGACTTCAACGTGAAGGTTATAGCATAATGATTAATTTACAAGCAGAAGTATTTAATTTAGATGACCAATTTATAGTACTTAAAACACAAGAAGGAAATGATTTAGAACTAGGAAAAGTTTATAATATCACCTTTAAAAAATATCGTAGTTGTAGGTCAATTGAGCAAAATAAATTAATGTGGGAGATTATATCAAGAATTGCAAAAGAAACTAATAATGATGAAATGGATGTATATGCTTATGGGTTAGAAAAAGCAAACGCGAAATTTGAATTTTTAATGATATTACCAGAAGCATTAGAGTCAGTAAAACAAACATTTAGAGCAGTTAAAATTTGTGAATCAAGAGAATATAACGGCAAAAATATGCTAGTTATTAAAGCATTTATAGGTTCAAGCAAGTTTGATGTATCAGAGATGACAGAGCTTATAAACTATTTTATTCAATTGGCATCAGAGTTAAATATTTATATTGGAGATGTTATAAAATGAAAAAATCATATTATTTAGAAAGTGGACTATATTTTGATACGACAACTCAAACCACATATGAGCCAAAGCCATATTGTGAAATATGTGGCAGGAGAAACATGTTAACAGTTCATCATAAATTGACACAACATAAATGTTTAAAAGATTTGGCAACAAAAAGAACAATAACGCCATCTACTTGGACGCAAGAGTTTATCAAAAAAAATCAAAAATTATTTACTGTATGTTTACAATGTCATTCTGATATACATAATTGCAATAAGGAAGTATTTTTTGATAGATATAAAATAAGTAGAGATGAATTTATTTATAAATAATGTATTTACAAATAAAGTTTTTATGATATAATAGTTTTAGAAAGTGAGGAATTAATATGAAAAAAAGAAAAACAAAAGATGAATTTATTTTTTTAATTGATTTTTATTGGAAAAATCAAGATTGTAGACCAAAGGATATAATTAAAAAAGCACAGGAAATAGATTTATTGCGAAATAAATTCACAAACTCTGCTATTTATAACTATTTTCTTTATTTTAAAAGATATTTAAAAGATGGTTATTTATGCAAAGGAATTCAAAAGTCTTTAAAAGAAGCGTTTGAATTAAAAATCAAAAACTTGAAAACTAAAGCAATTCAACCTGTTCGTAAAATTAGTTTTGAAGAAGGTATAATTGAAATAAATAATAGAATTGAAAAAGATTTAGCGGATGCTAGAGAAAAATGTACGAATATTTTAAATGCTAATAAAGAAAAAATAAAAGAATTGACTCGAATAAACGATGAAGTTGAAGAATTTTTGGAGTGTAGAGAAGAAGAGTTAGAAAATATGCGGCACAATATGATTCAAGAATTATTGTATAAAATATAAGGAGAAAATCATGAAATTAATTAAAGATGTTTATGAGTTTAATGAAAAAATTATTGGTATAAAACAACCAGAAAAGTTTTCAGTATTAAATAGAGAAAGATTATTATTTGCTCTAACTGCAATGTATGAAGAACTACACGAATTTACATTGGCAAACAATCAAAATGATGTAGCAGAATCTTTAGACGCAATGATAGATTTAATTTATTTTGCTTTAGGTAGGTGTTATGAAATGGGGATAACTATAGAACAATTTGAAAAATGTTGGAACATGGTTCAAGAGAAAAATATGGCAAAAAAACGAGGCGTCAAGAATCGTGGAACAGAACAAGATGCTTGTAAACCAGAAGGGTGGACATCACCAAATTTAAATGAGGTGTTAAATGTTTAAAGGAATAGTAATATTAGACGGACCAGATGCTTCAGGAAAAACAACTTTAGCCAATAAGTTGATTGAATTAAATAATCATAAAGGTATAATATTGCATGCTACATATAGATTTAAAGATAAAATTCCTACATATCATGCAGCATTATTAAGAAAAGCATATAAATTATCTAAAAAAGACCTTGTAATCATTGATAGATTACATATATCAGAATATATTTATGCTAAAGTTTTTAGAAATGGTACAAAATGGCCATGGCAATTAGAAGTATTTAATCAAATATGTAAATCTTTACACATACCAATTGTAATATGTATACCATCGAATATAGAAAGAGGCGTTCAATGGTTTGAAAACACAAAAAATGAACGTTATGAAATGTTTGATGACATGCAGCAAATAATTAAAGAATATATTGAATATGTGAAAACTCATAAAGTTATTATATATAATCGTGATTTAACAGAAAAATTAGATTTTTATTATGAGTATATTTTTGATGAAATTAAAAAGGAGATTTATAAAAGATGAATGGAGTTTGGTTAGAAACATTACAAAAAATAATAGATTCTGATTTAGTTAGTAAACCAAGAAATTTGCTTATAAAAGAATTATTAAACAATCAAATGCAAATAGATATGCATAACCCTATATTGTCGGTTATCGAGCGTAAATTAGGTTATAGATTTATGTTTCGCGAAGCTTGGTGGATTATGGATGGTAGAAATGATGTAGAATCTATTAAAGATTATTCAAAAGCAATAAGTTCATTTTCAGACGATGGATTTTATTTTAAAGGTGCGTATGGACCACGAGTAGTTGACCAGTTGCATTATGTTGTTGATTCATTAATAGATGATATAAATACTAGGCAAGCAGTATTAACTATTTGGAGAGCAAATCCTCGTGCCTCTAAGGATATACCATGCACTATATCCATTCAATGGTTAATAAGAGATTATAAAATACATTGCATAGATAATATGAGAAGTTCTGATATTTGGTTAGGAGTACCATACGATGTGTTCAACTTTACAATGTTAACAGGATGCATAATGCTTTTATTAAGAGAAAAAGGTTTACACGATTTAAAACTTGGAAATTTATATTTAAACGCAGGTTCAAGACATTTATATGAAAATAATTTTGAATCAGCAATCGATGTATTAAATAAACCATTTGCAAGAAGTTATAAAGAGTTTGACCCATATGAATTTGATTCTCCATTAGAATTGAAGCATTACTTAAAAGCATTATCTGAAAAAGATGTAGTTGAATTAAATAAATATAAAAGTAAATTTGGGAGAGACCTTATATGCGTTTAACTTCTGATGATTATTTTATTGAGTTAACAAAAATAGTAGCAAAACGCTCTCCTTGTTTATCTAGGCAAGTAGGATGTGTATTAGTAAATAAAAACAATATAGTTTTAAGCACTGGTTATAATGGTCCCCCTAGAGGTCAAGAGCATTGCTTAGAATGTATAAGAAAAAATACTAATAACATACACTTATGTAGAGCAATACACGCTGAGCAAAATGCCCTGTTATTTTGTCCTGATATTAATAAAATAAATAAGGCCTATGTAACATATAGTCCATGTAATACTTGTATGAAACTTTTGTTGAACACATCTTGTAAAGAAATAATTTATTTAGAAGATTATAGAGAGAATGAGTTTATATTTAGTCAATATGATTTAAACTCAATAATAGTTAGAAAATACGAGAAATAATGTATTTACAAATAATGTAAATTTTTGTAACAAAATAAATATAAATGTATTTACAAATAAAAAAATATGTGGTATAATAGAATTGTAAATAAACGAAAGGCGGTAAAAAAATGACAAACGATGAATTAAAAGAAATGTTAAATGGTTGGGTTAAAAGGATACAAGACCCTGATTATGACAATGAAAGCAAAAAAGTTTATTATGATGAAGCTGTAAAAGTTTTATCAAAAATTTTAGATTTAAATAGAGCTCTTTAATTAGAGCTCTAAGATAAGAAAGGCGGTAAAAATGAGAAAATTTGTAGTAACAGTAGATGTAACAATGAGCGGAGATATAGAAATAGAAGCTCCAAATGAAAAAGCGGCAGCAAAAATGGTACAAAGTATGTACTTCACAGCATACGAATTAAGAAATTTTCATGAATTAAATAAAGATATTTATGAAGTAGAAGAAATAGGTGATTAATATGAGCAAAAAAGAAATATTATGTGAATGTAAAGAAATGATGGACAATGGGGCAGATATGGTAGAAATATTTGAATGGGTAGAAGATAACACAGACCTAGACCCAGCAGAAGTAATAAATTATTTATTTGTAAAAGAATGTTTTATATAAAAGGTACCCATTACCGCCGGGTACCTCCCTCTTTGAGGGTATAACGGCGGTAAAGTATAAGATAAATGAAAGGCG